ATAACCATTTTCGACAACGCAACGGACCTAAACGCAACGCAGCTAACGCTTATATTAAACACAATTACTATGTAAAAAATAATAACCATAATAATTATAATGATAATGCTTGGAATAACAATAATAACAATAAATTAAAATATAATAATGTAATACAAAACAAGAATTCAAATAAAATACAACCATTCACAACACTATCAGACAGGCTCTATGCTTATTACAACCAGTATAATAATCCTATAACAGTGCAAGATCCAGTAATCAGGCAACCCCTACGTGACGCATTCCCCAATCTAACATTTGCCACAGATGAAATGTACGCACAACTTGTATCAAAAAATGCAAAAGCCAATGCAGAAGCAAAATATGATATATACCAGGTGCAGCCAATTAAGTACACTAAACCTAAGGAACTATTCAATGGACATCCAATAACAGGCACAATCAGGGATATTTGCGAGGATTTGAACATTATTGAGAATACTAGAATTGCGGCATATGAACCAGAGACTCTAGAAGATAAATATATTGAACACACAACTGACCGTCCTGTATTAGATATTAACTCTGGCAAGCTAATTAAGCGAACTATACCGGCCATTGTTCTAACCCCAAAAATGGATGCTGAAGATTATGACCGAGCACGTAGGGTTAATGCAGCCAACTCAATCCTTACTCATGAAGTTCAAAAAATTGGTAGTGCCATGCCATATACAATTGAAGATTATCAAATATTACACCCCGACTATGACCCACATCAAGAAGGCAGAGATGAAGAAGACAAAGGTATACCAGACGAAGACTATTATGGTGATGACTTAGAAGAGGATAATAATAATGCTGACCAACAACATGAAGACCCTGAACTAACCACTGCACAGAAACAGGAGATAACAGATTATATGATTGACGCTTTCACTCCTGTAATCAGTTCAGACACATTGCAACAATATATGCATAAATTAGCCATAGCACAGCACAAGAAGCAACCTCGAATGCAAGCAGCCCCACCAGACCCTAATAGCCGCGATCCAAAACATAAACAAGCCGTCAAAAGTAAACAAATGGTGCAGGTACCAGTACCTGAGGATGTGATACCTAAAGATAAACAGGACGATTATGATTTCGCCAACATGGAGGACATATTAATCAACATGACCGACGTCATTTATTATATCCCTGATTCAGATCTGTACGACATAGCTGAATATCTATCATGTGGAACAATCATAACAGGAACCATGCATGTCCCTAAAAATTACACAACACAGACACAACCTATAACATATTCAGGCATCAATGAAGGGTTCATGCGATTAGTACCACAAGATCAAGTCGCCAATGACGCACAGCTTGCCAGAATGATCAATCTTGAACACGTTGATATGTACATGTACACAAACGGTAACAAAATGTTGTATCATCACCCAGTTAAATATCCGGAATTAACATATATAGATGACTACATAATACCTCAATACACTAAAAAATTATATCCATACCTGCTCAAGCTACATGTACATCAAAGAATAGACACTGGAGCAACCTATTATTTGAGGTTCACAATCATAAAAGAACACTACAACAATGACCCACATACTATCGCCAATTATTTCATAAATAAACGTCACATTCATTATTACCCTACCACAATGCAATTCGTTAACAACCGTAGGCAGATTGTCCAAGAGTGGACGAGGTCACAACGAAATCCAGTCGGAGACACAGCATATTTGTACAACAACATAGATGCTCAAGAACAAGAACACATGCTGCACCTCCCTGTTGAAGACGATCCCAACTACCAGCCGCCACCAGAAGCACCAATAGTCGAACCACCGCAACCTGTGCAAGTTATTGAGCAAGACCACAACTACATATTGTATAGACGTCGTGACGGCAGAGTGTTTAACTACTATGAGCAACTCCGTGTTAATGCTGATTTTGACAGGGATATCGAAGGATATGCCATACCTAAATCCTTAGTCAATAAGGTACAAATGAAGCTAATGAATGAAAAGCTAATCACCAAAGACACATTCGTCAATATACTCACATACATCAATAAAGAGGATCCCACAATATCAGTAAATGATGCCGCAATACCATTATTAGCACAATGCATAACACAAACCTTTAATGCTGAGACTCAACTTACACTCATGGAACGACTCAAAAGCGTGCAGTGGATAAATCAATTTAAAGCAACTAACATAAAAATCAAACCGGAGTCACTATGGGATGCTATAAAGAGTAAACAGGCAGCAACATACATATCAATAGCATTACGATCACTTGTGCACATCAACCCACAAATATCTGATGAGATATCAGGACTTGATAAGGGTTTCTAAACGGGCCCCGTGTCGGTGTGCACAAAATAGCACACAACAAAAAGGTGTTAACAAACACCAACATTAATAATAATAATATTAATAATCAACCACAAACTTATTATAAAAACATAATAACAGCACCCAACTGTTTCACCATATTACATGAAGGCACAACACTGAATGACAACTTACGAAAACATGCAGCAGCACCTAAAATCCCCAACTACCCCCATCCCCATCCCAGGTACAGTGAATTGCCACGAATAAAACTTAAAATGTTAGACCCTCAATTAAGACAACTTGAACAGCAACTCAACCCTGTTGATGAGTACGGGCAACAAGCCAACCCTGAATGGTTTAATGACCTTACATTAGACATGATAGACTGCACATGCCCTCACAAGATTAAGTTTGAACAGTTGTTTGATAAGGAACAGCAAGATCAGGAGGCAATGGTATGGACAGCATGTAAACACACCACCATAGCTGCAGCCAAGAGACAGATGAAGGCAGCACCTACACCAGACCCAGACGTGGCAGATGATTTTGTTAAACACAGTATGCAAATCATAGAACATGAAATTGGACCACAGTTACACCATTTTGGTTATTCAGTCAAAGATTGGATGGAACATCTTGATTCTACCAAACAAAAAGCACTACAGCCTGTACTAGACTACTATAAAGGCAACACATTAAACATATCACCAAAGGATCTGCATAATATTAAGCATGGGCATTATACTGGCATTCTTAAAGAAGAGTTGCAGCCACCTGACGGTAAACCGCGTATGGTATGCTCAGTGCCACAAAGAACTAAATACATTATGGGACCAGTGACATGGGCATTGGAAGAAATAGCACAAGATGGATTGAGGGGTTATTGTGGAGGAATGAACCTTACACAGATGGCGGAAAAAATAAACCATTATCTGGCACTAGGATTTACACAGGTATATGAAGGAGATGGATCAGCATTTGACAACACCCAAGATGTGTCACTAAAACAATTGGATAGGAATATATACAAAATAGTCAGTGACAAAGTTTATCACGTACCCAAACAACATTTTGACAAGGTAACACAGGCGCTCTATAAGACCATGGACATAGAATACATAGACGGTAATAAGAAACGACCATTATTACGTTATAAAATTTTGGGCACAGTCTTCTCGGGCGATTGTGATACTACATTAATGAATACGATAAGGATGGCAATGTATAACCGATACGTCAATGACAAAGCAGGCTTAGTCTTCGGCCGCGATTACATTTGTTTTTCAAAAGGTGACGATTTCACACTAATGTATAAGCCATATGTAACCAAGGAGTTCATCAACCAAGCGTATTATCGGTACTTCCTCAAGGCTGTGCCAGACCCCAAGGATCACAAAGCATCAACATATGGACTTGGCCAGGTCTTAAAATTTCTAGAAGGTGGTGATGCTTCCATCATAAAATTCTGTTCACTAAGAGCTTGGTTTACTGATATAAGTGAAACAAAAATATATTTGACTAGGGACATTAAAAAATTCATGACATTATCTAAATATTCACGTAAGACAAAGAATTACACGGTTATACAAAAAATAATATACTTACATGATATCGCTTATTCATTACGGCGTACATACAAAGGTATACGTTTCTTTGAGAATATTGCCAATCATTATGACCAATTAGCTGAACGGTATATGCAAGACACAACAATACCCATAAAACTCATTAATATGGTTAAACAACGGGATGCTAGGCACTACCAGGAAAAATGTAAGACTAATGATGTAGCATATAATCCTGATTACTTTGCAAAGCTGGAGTCTGATAACAAGGAGAATGTTAAGCACCGCCACAACCAGGTTAGAATAATTGGAGATTATTGGGAGGCAATGCAAAGATATGAGAAGATACACACAGATGAACTTGATGAGCGAACAGCTGAGTATATATCCAAGCTGATAGAGAATGAAATAAGTGTATCTGTGATCAAATCAATGTACGACACGGGGCCCAGAAAATACTATTAATTACTATGTTCGCTTACAATTTAAATGGCAAATTCGCGCGCTATGTCGCAGAAAATGTAGACAGAATAACCAAACAGGATAAGATAGAGTTTAACTTAGCACAATCATCTAAGTGGCTATATGTATGCAAACTGCTAACCCAACTCAAGTCGTTGGATAAATATATCATATATGAGAGTACATATAGGACAAAACTACAACAACTAGAGACATCAATAGCATCAATGACCATACAACCAGGCACACCAACAGCTAACGACGACATCAGGAGATTACAACAATACAGCAATGACAAAGCAAAACTCATGCAGGCAATAACCGAATACCATAATAAGAATCGTGATATGTTCGTGCTAATATGGGACTTCATCATGACACCACATGACCATGACGATATGCACGCAATAGATGAGCAATATTCAGATGGCTTTAAAGAAATAGCAGAACGGGATGAGTATGCAATACTATACTACTACACCAAAGAGTTCCTACACCCATCCAACGACAGCATATTTGACGATGAACAAAAAGCACGACTAGACTTCATGGGTATAAATCAATCATCACTGTTAAACAGTAGTATACAGTCAGATAGCATAGAGCTAGAATCCGCAGAACTAAAGGGAGTACGCGATGAGATACAACAAGCGTTAGCTGAACCTAAGATCGCCAAGACCATCACTGAGACCAACAAAATGATTAACAACATGAGTAAGAAATGGCTAAAAACACAAGTAGTAAATATGGCAGTTGATTCATATACAGCCACACATAAAGGACTGGAAGAACGTGACATCCGTAGATATGCAAATGACTGGTATAATAAAATAAGTAGCTGGAACTATATAAAGCTTTACCAAACATTCGCCCTAAACAAGTACAAAATTAAATATACACCAGAACAAGTACAAAAACTCATAGACACTGGCTTCGATAAAAACACGAAACAATAAATAACACTACCACAACACCTCCAACATTATTATTATACTTATTACACTCAACAGGCGTGCAGTATGTTACAAACACCACCCACAGCACACACTACAAAATCGAGGCGTCGCCTCGTGGGCATGTAAGTGGACCGTCGAACCTTGCATGTCAGTGAAAGGGTGCTCTCGGTGGACATGTAACGCACAACCCTGTGATGGAACTCACATCAGTACGCTAACAACAGTACAGTTAGTAATTGTGTTTATAGCAACAACCAACCATGAGCTAGTAGCAAATAAAAAACGGG